CCTTGTCCTGCTGGTAATATAGGAGTACAGGTCAACCATATCAACCAGATCAACAAGGGCCAGTTATCAAAGTACAGAGTACGAAGTACCGCAGATGACAGCCACCAATGCGCAGGTTCAGACGCTTTGGGACTATTTCGGTTTCCCGACCGATGTAAAAAATAAGCTTTCGGTTTCTGCTTTCCCTTTCAGAGCATATTGGAAGATTTATAATGATTGGTTCCGCGACGAAAATCTTCAAAACGCTGTGTCTATCCAGACTGGCGCGCCGCTTTCTTCGACATCTTCTGAAGACGACGCTTATGGCGGCGATGCTACGCAGGATGCTACAACGGCACAGTGTTTCTATCGCGGCAAGCGTCATGATTATTTCACAAGCGCACTCCCCTGGCCACAAAAAGGTCCAGGCGTGGAGCTTCCACTCGGCCAGACTGCTACTGTTTCCGGAACACTTCCTATTTCTGGCTCTTTGCCTGTTTCTGCAGGCACGTCTTCAAATATTTTTGAGAGTGTGTCGTTAAATGGCACTTTGGTTTCGTTCGGTAATATGGGTACTGGTGCCAAAGAAAACAACCACGTTGTGTTAAGTCAGTCTGGTGATCCAGAATCTCGTTTTTATGTTCTTCAAAAACCTGTCACGATTTCTGGCCAGACTGCTGATGCTAGTCATGCTACTGCTGATGCGACAAAGGCGGTAGTTGATTTATCGAGTGCAACGGCGATCACAATTAACAGTTTGCGTTCCGCTTTCGCGCTTCAACGTTTTTATGAAAAAGATGCTCGTGGCGGTACCCGATATACTGAAATTATTCGCTCACATTTCGGTATTATTTCGCCTGATGCTCGGTTGCAACGTAGTGAGTATCTCGGCGGTGATTCAACACCAATTATGTTTAACCCCGTCCAACAGACGTCTTCTACAGACACTACGTCCCCACAGGGCAATTTGTCTGCATATGCTTTAACGAGTACGCGTGTTCATGGCTTTAATAAGTCGTTTACTGAACACGGGATTGTTATCGGTTTGTGTAACATTCGTACTGATTTGAGCTATCAACAGGGTATCAATAAGACCTGGCTTCGACAAACCCGCGAAGAATTTTATTGGCCCACTTTCGCTCATCTCGGCGAACAGGCTATTCTTAACAAAGAAATTTATGCGCAGGGTACCGAGAGCGATGATCAGGTTTTTGGTTATCAAGAACGTTATGCTGAATGCCGTTATCATCCTTCTATCATTACTGGCAAGATGCGCTCGACATATGCACAGAGTACGGATGTATGGCATTTTGCGCAAAAATTTGATGCGCTTCCCGCTCTCAATGGTGAGTTTATCCAAGACCAGGCCAGCTATCAAGCTATCAAGCGTATTAGTGCGGTACAGTCTGAACCCCAGTTTTATCTTGATGCGTATTTAGATTTAAAATGTGCTCGTCCGATGCCGGTTTATGGTGTCCCTGGTATGCTTGACCACTTTTAAAGGAGTTGATGATATATGAGTTTCTTATCGTCGATTGCCGGTGCTGCACTCGGCATTTGGTCGGGTAACAAATCGGCTAATGCTCAAGCCGCACTTTCGCGTGAGCAAATGCAATGGCAATCGCAAGAAGCACAAAAAACTCGCGATTGGCAAGAAAAAATGTCTTCCACGGCTCATCAGCGTGAGATTGAAGATTTACGTAAAGCCGGCTTGAATCCTATGCTTTCTGGCATGGGTGGTCAAGGCGCGTCAACACCCGTTGGCGCGACCGCTTCTTATTCTTCTAATGCCTATACTGGTTATGGTTCAGATATTTCTAATGGTATTAATGCCATGACTGGTATGTATTCTGCGAAGACGAATCGAAAGGTTCAACAGCAGCAAGAAAAAAATTTGGAACAGCAAAATTTGAATCTTAGGGCAGATACATATAAAAAGACGCAGGAAGGTCGTGCTGCATCTACAGAGACAGATTATAAAAAGGTTATGTTAGAGACTCAATTAGTGCAGCTACTTGCTAATGCGAATAATTTACAAGCCAGCGCTGATTTTACAAAAGGCGTCGGCACTGCGAAAGCACAGTCTGAGATTGATAAATACAATGCTGAAACTCGGTATATTAGCGGTCCACAGACGGATGTCGCGAATGCGACGACTGCGAATTTAGGAGCGCAGACAAATCGGATCAACGCTTTACTGCCACATGAAATTGCGAAAATTGATAGCGATATCGAAAAAAATGTACATGAAATTTTACGAATTGATTCTGAAACGAGTTTAAATCAGGTTAAAATGATGACTGAAAAGTATGTGCAAGGCGAACTTAGTGCCCGATCGCTCGTCGAGTATTTGCAAGCTAAAGGTCAGACTGAAGATAATGCGCTAAAGTTTGTAAATCGTGTGCGCGCTCAGATAGATCTGAAACAGTATCAAGTTCAGAATCGCTATTCTGGTGTTGCTCCGCAAGGCCCTTATGAACTTCTGGGTCGTATTCTTGGTAATGCGAAAGGTCTTGTGGATGCTTCCCCGTTTGGTCTTGTCACGCAGGTTTTTAAGTGATCTTGGTTTTTCCTTGATTGCCCTGATGAAATTGTTTTACTCTCGTATTAGTGGAACGGTGACGTACTGTGGCGTTTAGCCTATCATCCCTTTCTATTGACATTCTATTAGATATCTGTTAGAATACTAACAGAGGTGATAGATATGAGAAAAACTCGTAGTATTTATTGCTCAGATGATGAGTACAAGCATCTGAAGATCGCATTACGTTTGATGCGCGTTTTTGATGCGCTGTCGGTTGATGACTTGTCTGATGAGCAGCGGTCTAAGTATTTCCTAGAAATCGTGAAAGGAGATGATGAGGAATGAAAGTTGGTACCCCGGTCGCGTTGTTTTGTTGGCTTGTACTAGTCATTTTAGTTGTCTCCTTAGTGGTTAGTATATTGGATGTTTTTTTATAAGGAGTTGATGTTGTATGAAACGACAAAAAATGAGTAAAAAAAAGAGTAATAAAAACTTCCGTCGCGGAATGACGGTTAACCCGAAAAATAAGCGCCCTATCCCCATGCGCGGTGGTTTTAGAATGTAATGTCAGTTTTGATTTTCTTCGGAGTTGATTTGCCATGCCATGCTATCACCCTATTCCAATGTGGTATAGTAAAGATATAAATAAAGAAACCGGTAAACGCTCTTTGACGGCGAATTACGGTAATGCCTGGCGTCCGCTTGGTCGGCTCCCGGAGACAATTTACGTTCCGTGTGGCCAGTGCGTTGGCTGCCGGCTTGAGTATAGCCGGCAGTGGGCCATGCGTTGTGTTCATGAGTTTGAAACAGCCGGTCGTGTTGGATCATTTCTCACTCTTACATATAGCCCCGAACATTTGCCGGAAGATGGTAAGATTCATAAAGACGTTTTTCAAAAGTTCATGAAACGTCTTCGAAAACGGTTTGGTAGCGGTCTTCGCTTTTTTGCTTGCGGTGAATACGGCCACAGGTTTAAAAGGCCGCACTATCATGCAGTTATTTTTGGCTTGCGATTCCCGGATTTAATGATTCATACAGTTAAGCACGGTTTCCAGTATTATCGTAGTCCTACGTTGGAGAAGTTGTGGCCCTACGGATTTAGCCTGATCGGCAGCGTTACGTTTGAGTCGTGCGCTTATGTTGCTCGTTATGTGATGAAAAAGCAAAAAGGTGATGATGTTGACGAATCTTTGCAGCCGTTTGTCTTAATGTCACGCATGCCAGGTCTTGGCCATGATTGGTATGAAAAGTATAAAAGCCAGGTTTATCCGAATGACTTTATTGTCGTCCGTGATGGTGTGACTTGTAAGCCGCCTGCGTATTATGATTCCTTGTTAGAAAAGGATGATCCCGATTTGTATGAGAAAGTCAAAAATGCCCGTCAAGACAAGTATCGTCGCGACGAGTCGATGACAACGGAAGAGTATGAAATTGCTCAGATTCAAGAGCGATTAAAAGCTCGCAAGCTAACTAAACTTGTACGCCAGCTGCATGACGATGTAGATATGTATGAGTAAATGTTATTTGACATTTTGCCCCCCCCCGTATAGTACTGTTGTACTAGCGAGAGGGCATTTTTTTTAGATCAAAAAAAACGAGCGATCCTTTTCTGTTACTTCAAGCAACACTTTCCTCTCGCGAAAGGAGGTATTTTGCACGTATATGTACATCGATCGTATGAATCTTTTGATGAAGTAGATTTATGGCGAATTTATT